ATGATAAAATAAATACTGATGTTCAGTATAGAACGGAACATAATGTTCCCGATTTTGTTAAAGATGTAATGACACAAGTTGGTGGAGAGAACGTAGTTATACAAAAATCATATACAATACCAAATGAGTTAAAGTTCAATCCAACAGGATTATTGACAAGAAATAACGTAGAGGAACAAGATAATAATGAAGAAGAACAAGATAATAAAACTGTCTTTGAAAAGACATTTAGTCCTATAAAAAATACACTTACACAAGAATTTGATATTTCTATGAATACTATATTTAATTTCATTACTAGGGATAATGGTGATGTTTCGGGTTCTGTTGGTGATGTTTCGGGTTCTAAAGAAGATGTTTCAGGGTCTAAAGAAGATGTTTCAGGTTCTAAAGAAGATGTTTCAGGGTCTGATAAAGTTTTAATAGAGAACAATGATAACAAAACACCTGTTGATATTTCTTATCAATATCAATTATCAAAAGACCTTGAGATTGATAATTTATTTGATGATATAGAAACAAATAAAAATGATGAAATGAACGAAAATGCTATGAGAGAATTACAACCGGGTATATATAATATACAAAATGATGTTAATAAAGAAGAATATGATGACGAAAATGATATTCCAATACCCGTTGATAATAATATAACTGAATACAAACAACCGTCTCTCAAAGAAGAAGAACCACTAATGACACAGAGAGAAGTAGATGATTATGAAGAATACAAACAACCGTCTCTCAAAGAAGAAGAACCATTTATGTCACAGAGAGAAGAAGATGATGATGAAGAATACAAACAACCGTCTCTCGATGAGGAAGAACCACTAATGTCACAGAGAGAAGATGATGAAGAAGAATACAAACAACCTTCTCTCAAAGAAGAAGAACCATTTATGTCACAGAGAGAAGAAGATTATGATGATGAAGAAGATAAAAAAGATGTAAATCATTTTCCTTCTTTAGAAAGTTTATATTATGATATTTATGACCCAAAAACAAATGAATTTACAAAAATGTCTGATAATACACATAAAAAATATATTGAAGATTTAAAACAATTATATAGAATATTTTATATAGCGTCGCCGTCAATAGAAGCAGATTTAGAAAATGAAAAGAATAAAAAGTTGTCATTTAATAACATTCCTATAACAATACCTTGGAAGTCTTTATGTAATACAAAACAAACTACGATAAAAATAAAATCAAAGAATAAGTTATTTAAACAAATGAAACAAATACGTGAGGAACAAATTTTATATTTAAAGCAACTAACACAAGATTTAATAAAATTATTAAAAGAAATATTTAATGAAACTACATATAAATTAAATCGTTTAAAACCACAAGATATAGAAAAGATACGTATAGAAACACGTGATATTTTAAAGACGATGTATACATCTTGTTATTTATATGAACAAGAATTTGTAAAACTGTGGTCAGCATTTATGGAAACACGTAAATATGAAATAATGGAAGAACGTATAAAACAATTAGAAGGGATGAAAAACAAATTACGTTCATCAATAAATTTATAATTTTATTCTCTCGCCTTCTTCTGCATTTGTTCAATTAATTCTTTTGAATATAAACCTGTTGGTTTGAATTCATCAACACGTTTATAAATCTTTTTATCTTTATCATATTTTATTTTTTGTTTTTTGATTTCTTTCTTTTCATCATCATTATTATTATTTTTATTCTTCCCTATAACATTACCAAACGCATCAATCGTAATACCAGTCTTCATTTTATATTGTAGTCGTTCATGGTATGGAATATAATGATACCATGTAATAAATAAAATATGAGGGTGTATATATTTAACTAAAAAATTTTGTTCTTGCAATTGTATTGTTAGATATTCAATAATATCTTCCATAGAATATCGTGGATGTCCCATAATAAATTGTGGAACTTCATAATATATGTATTGATGGTCAGGATATTTTCTCGAACTGACTTTAATTTTTGTAATAATTCTTTTTAATATTTTACGAAATGTAGTCATTTTCATTTCGTGATTAATTCTCTTACGCTCATATAATTCATCAAGATCGATATTTAGTTCGTCATCATCATCATTAAATGTAGAAAATTTTACAAAGTTTTCCATTTAAATTTATTTCATATTAAAAATTTTATTACATATACTTATTAAATTATATATGGTACATCTTGTTTTTTCAGGAGGTTCTCAATTAGCATTCTATGAATTAGGAGTAATGATTGAATATAAACCTGAACAAATTGATAGTATTTATGGAACATCAGCGGGGTGTATTACAGGGTTGGTAACAATTCTTTCTAAATTTAATTCTTGGGAGGATATCGAAACGTATTTTATAAAACGTCCATGGATTGATATATTTAAAATTATGCCAAAAAAGATAGTAGATATTCAAAATACAAAGGGTATATATAGCTCAAAATTATTATGTGATATGTTGAATCCTTTATTAAATACAATACAATGTTCAATGGAAAATACAACATTAAAACATTTATATGACATTACTAAAATACCATTTTATATATATACAACAAGACTAACTGATTTTAAATGTATAGAATTATCTTATAAATCACATCCTGACCTAACATTAGAAAAAGCAATAACAATGAGTTGTTCAATTCCGTTTATATTCGAACCGGTATATCACGATAATGATTTTTATATTGATGGTGGGTTTTATATGAATTATCCATTAAAACCGTGTATATCAAGACTACAACATTCATTAAAAGATTGTAGTCATAATAATATTTCTGAAACAGAACATAATGTAGTTGGAGTTAAATTTAATGACCCAGATAATAAAAAAACAATAAAGAAAGATGATACGCTTTTTAAATACATATATTTTTTAACTACTAAAATAATAAATTCAATAAAATGTGACGATTTAAGTTTAGATATGATACCTAAAAATATAAATTATAGAGAAATTTTAATTAATGACCCTGAAGGTGTCACATTAACTAATATGAAAAAAACTGTCGTTGATGAAAGTTTTCGTAAATATATGATAGAAACTGGAAAGAATTATTTCAACGATGTATGTAAGAACTCAACAAGATTATCATAATCTGGTTTAGCGTCATATAAAACTTGTTCACCATTCGGTTTAACTAATATAATCGTTGGTACACCTTTTACATTATATTCTTCAGCAAGTTCTTTATTTTCATCTCTATCAATATCCTTACACACAAGTCTAACATTGTTTATTGTATTTCCATCGAACTCTGTTCGTATTTGTTCCCATACTGGTCTTGATTTTTTACAGTATGGACACCAAGTTGTATAAAACATAATCAATTCTGCTTCTTTATTTTCATTACCACCAGTTAAGTCATATTCATCATTTGGAACATATTGTTTAGAAGATGATGGATCACCACTATACCATCTATATATATAATATGAAATACCAAGTAATACAACAACTAACCCAAGTAATGCACCAAATTTAAGAGGTTGTTCATATGCGTAAGATAAAATATAATTTATCATAATTTATTGTATTATAATTATAGATAATTGTTTTAACTAATTTAACATTTTAATTTATATTATTCTAATATCTCGTAAATTAAATAAATTATTTATATATAATAAATGGTAGTTACAAGAAAAAGACGATGTCCTAATGGTTATATACTACGTAAAGGTTATACCGCTAAAAGAGGAAGAACTACATATAAAGTAAAACCAACATGTATAAAAGATCGTGGAGAGAAAGGAAAAGGTCCAAAATTATTACCTAAATTGAAAGAAGGTGATTTAACAAAGTATGGATATAGTTTAAAAGACCCGCGTTCAAAACGTAGAAAAGCATTACGAAAATCAGTTAAGGAATATGGTAAAAATACTGTTATTCGTAAATTAAATGTATTATCTATTTATAATAAAAATACAAATCCGAGTTATTCAAGAAAAGCACGTGAAGATATGAATTTTGTCCGTAAAATTGAATAAGAATACATACATATTTTATTCATAGTATTAAAAAAAATATGTATTACTATCATCCTATAACAAAAGAAGTATTATATATAGATAATGACAAGTATCATACACATACATTTATGAAACATCGTTATCATTATAAATATACAAAGCAGAAACAGAATATAAATAAATGGATAGAAACACTAAAAAAACATAAAGAAACACTAAAGAATTAAAATTTATAATTATATAATAAATATTATTTTTTTTAAAATAAATGAATAATAATGTTATATTTGATATAAATGATTATCAATCTGGTGATGGAATGTTAACCTCCATATGGGGTCCTGCGTTATGGCATTTTTTACATACAATGAGTTTTAATTATCCTGTTCAACCTACTAAACAAGATAAAATAAATTATCGTAATTTTATTTTATCATTAAAAGATATTTTACCTTGTAGATATTGTCGTGAAAATCTTAAAAAAAATCTTAAAACATTACCTATTACAATGAAAGTAATGAAATCAAGATACACATTTTCTTATTACATTTATGAATTACATGAACTTATTAATACAATGTTAAATAAAAAGTCCGGATTAACATACGACCAGGTGAGAGAAACATATGAACATTTTAGGTCAAGATGTAATTCTTCTTCAAACAAAAGAAAAACAAGAAAAAAAAAGAGTAAAGAAAAAGGGTGTACGACACCATTAAAAGGTGTTAAATCAAAATGTTTAATACGTATCGTTCCATCAACCTCAAAAAATAAAACATTTAAGGTAGAACCATCATGTTTTACGAGGCGTCTTTATTGATTTCTTTATAAATTTTAATAACAGTTTTAGGTATTCCATCAACATTTTTATCTAATTCTTTATTTTCTATTCCAGACTTGATGAATTTTGCCCATATAATAATAAACTTTGATAACGCTTTTTTAGGATTTATACGTTTTAAAGGGTTAGGTTGTATCATTTTATGAATTAATTTACGCATATTGTATAGTGGTATAGATTGTGAACCTGAATTTAAAGAAAAAGGTTCTTTAAAGTATTTCATCCATAACCAACATAAACTATATCCTAATGCGTATGTATCATATTTTGAAAGTAATTTATATAATAAATTTTTATCTTTAAATACAACATACTCGTTATTATCTTGTTTATATTCATAGTTTTTAAATAATACTTTTAATAATCTCCGTAATGATTCTTGTTTTTTAAATAATTCAACTTTATAATATTTAGATGAAACAAGTTTTTCATCCCAATATCTTGTTATCTTATTATTTTTGTATTGTTCTTCCATATATTTAACAAAATTAGGTAAATATTGAATTTGTGATGGATTATCTAATTTTTGTTTTATTATATCTCCTACAATAGGAACAAAATTTGTATATAATGTTATTTCAGGTGCCATATTAAAATGATAATATAAATGACCAAATAATGAGTTTTGTTCTATAGCTTCATGAATAAATGTATCCATTTGTTGTGATATACCAAAATCAATAAGACTACTTTGAAGTGTTTTAGGGTCAATTAGAATATTATTCCATTTTATGTCAAAATGTATAAATCTATGTTTGGACATAACATATAATCCATAAAATAGACGATAACACCCTGAAAAAAATAAGTTCCATTTTTTTGTATTTAATTTTTTAGTAAAATATGAATTCCAATCTAAACCACCATCTCTAAAAAATAATAATTTCATATCTTTACCTAATGGGTCGTGTGAGAATAATTCACATTCTTTTTTAACATTCCCATCAACTTTTTTATCAATATTTTCTAAATCAAAATCACATATATGATCTAAAGGTATATGAAAAATACCATATGGGTCTATTTTATCAATATATTTATAATTTTCTATTTCCGTTGTTGCGCCGTATGTTGTTAATAATTTAGATATACCCTTTCTTCGTGTTTGTTCGTTCTTACATTTTAATGATGGAGAAAAAATACAACCATATGTTCCTTGACCGATTAAAGAACCTCCACGATGTTTTCTTGTTTTATTTAATCTGTTTTTTTTATTCTTTCTTGTTTTTTTAATAATCATTTTACTCTTCTAAACAATAGTAAGAATTTATTTTTTTACAAATACCAAATGTTTTACGATGATATTTTGTAAGTCCATATTTGTGTAATGATTCAATATGTTGTTTTGTTCCATATCCTTTATGTTTATTCAATCCATAATTATACAACATAGGATATGAATTACATAGTTGTTCTATATATGTATCTCTCTCAACTTTAGCAAGAATAGATGCTGCTGATATACAAGAGTGAGTATTATCACCACCTTTTATACAATAATATGGTATATTCTTACCTTCTATTGTAATAGATTTAAAGTAATTACCATCAATAAGTAATACAGATTGATTCATATATTGGGGATAAGATTTAAAAAGTTGAATTATACATCTATGCATTGCACGTATTGTTGCTTGTAAAATATTATGTGTATCAATCTCATCTACTTCTGCGTAGTTTATAGAATAAGCGAGTGATATACGTTTTATATAATGATATGCTTCTAATAATTTCTTTTTAGATGTGAACTTTTTACTATCTTTTATATATTTTAATTCTAATGTTTCTTTGTCTGGTAAAATAACACACGCAACATATACACGACCGAATAAAGGTCCTCGTCCAGCTTCATCTATTCCAACATGATATACATTTTCTGTTGGAATAGATTGAAAAATATTATATAAATCTTCTTGTGTAAGTTCATCCATCGGGTTATAAATAATATTATTTAAACAAAATAAAAATCAATTTTACAAAAAAAAATATTTATATGCATATAATAATAATGCTTCAATACTTCTTTGTTTTCTTGTTTTTATTATACATAGCGACATTAAGTATGAGAAACACATTTTTTAATCAGAGAGAAGGGTTAGATACAAGTCATAAATCAAAGAAAGATACAGGTATAACAATTGGTGGTGGTGATTACAATAATCAAGGATTACCTAAAGGAATACCCAAACATCAAATACCAGATGGAGATGAAGATTTATATATACTAAAAAGTCAAGTTGTACCACCCGTATGTCCTAAATGTCCTGAACCAATTATTTATGAAAAAGAATGTCCACCGTGTCCAAGATGTGAACGGTGTCCCGAACCTTCATTTGAATGTAAGAAAGTCCCCACATATCGTAAAGACGATAGTTTAACAATACCAAGACCAGTATTAAATGATTTTAGTCAGTTTGGATTATAATTTTATATATAGAGAAATATATAAAAATATGGATGAAAAAATAAAGTTCATTCAAAGACAAACAAATTATAAAGAACCATCATTTATTGAAAGTAAATTAAAAGAATATGATAATGATGAAATGAAAGTAATTGAAGAATATTTAGAAATACAAGATGATAATAAAAAAGAAGAAAATATCAGTTCCGTACAACAAAGTATATTTAAAGAAATAAGAGGATTTATGGAGTCTATACAGATGAAGAAATCAAATTAGACCATATAGATGTCTTCTTTTTCAATGGTTTATTCCTATATAAACGAAATTTAGAACTTTTTTCTTGTTCTTCTTTTTCTTGGTGTAATTCTGGTAGAATACGTGTTAATGGTTTATCAACTATTAACCATAATGTATTTAAACGGTTCATTTCACGATATTCATCTATTGTTAATTTACCTAAAAAACGTTTTAATATATATTGAGGACGCGGAGCAGGTTTTATATATGTTCCTTTATAACAACCTTTATATATATTATTCAATAAAGTATATCTCTCCCATCGTATTGTATCATCTATGGAATTATCATTCATTAAATACGCGGCAGCACATTCTGGACTACAAAAACAACCTACACCTTTATTACTATTTAATGGAATTAAAACAGTTGGACCTTCAAACGGATATGTATCCCAAAAACACGCCGATTTTGTATTATTCATATCATTCATATTCATCTCTTTTTGTATCATTGTTAATTTAGTATGTAATGAGGCGTGAATATGATTACGTAATTTTTTATAATTTTCAAAAATAATATCTTGTTCTTCTTCATTATTTTTATGTTCAATTATATTTTGTTTATAATGATTTATAGGTTGTTCTTGTTGTGTTGTAATATATGTATATTGATTTAAAGTATTACTTTCATCAATTGGTTTTACATTTTCTACAATAGTAGGTGTATACACAATTTCGTGTGGTTTATTCAAATTATTATTTTGGTGTATCATATCTTCAAGTTGTTGTGTATGACACCGTAAATGTAAAATTACATTTGTATGTTTTTTTTTAAAGGAAGAAGTTTTTGTTTTCATTATAAATATTATATTAATTTTTTTTTAAATAACATTTTCTACATAAGGGTAAATAATGGTTACCAATACTTTTTTGTTGTTTATCATCTTCATTTTTTAGTAATCTATGACTAAATAATGATTCATTTATTTTACATATAGAACATAGACCTTTAATTTTATGAACTTTATCACTGTAAGGTATTAAATCAAGAAGATAACCGAATTTATTTCTTTTATAATCACTATCTAACCCAGCACATATAACATTTTTACCATATACCTCCACCCATTTTAATACTTGTTGTTTTAAATCTGTAAAGAATTGTGCTTCATTAATAAGAATTAGTTTATAATTATGAATATGTTGTTCTATATTTTTTAAGTATTCATTACAAGGAATACAATCAATATACTCTTTATCATGATTATACATTCGGTTATTATTAGAAGAATAACGAGTATCAAATGAGTAATTTATACACACTACATCTTTATTATTTTTATATTGTTGTATTAAATATGATGTTTTACCTGAATACATACATCCGATTACAATTTCGAGAGACATTATGCTGTAATATACAATTATTATATAAAATTAATTAATCAATTTTATATAATGAAAAATAACATACCATGGATAGAAAAATATCGTCCTTCTACTTTTAATGATATCGTTCTTAAAAATATAACGAGGAATATACTTGAACGAATGATAGAGCAACAACATATACCTAATATGATATTTTATGGACCACCTGGAACAGGTAAGACAACAACAATTATAAATTTTATTAAAAAATATCATAAAAAATATGAAGTTGGAGGACAAGATACAATTATTCATTTAAACGCAAGTGATGAGCGTGGTATAGATATCATACGTAATCATATTTATCAATTTATAAAATCTAAAAAATTGTTTGGTTCAGGAATAAAATTTGTAATTTTAGATGAAGTTGATTCTATGACTTCAAACGCTCAACAATGTTTAAAAGAGTTGATAACAAATACAAATGATAAAATAATATTTTGTTTAATTTGTAACTATTTATCAAGAATTGATTATACACTTCAAAGAAACTTTTTTAAAATTCGTTTTAATACTCTTCCGAGAGAAGATGTAAATGTATTTCTTAAAAAAATATGTGTAAAAGAGGATTTAGATATATCGTATGAATACTTAAATGTCATTCAAGATTATTATAAAAGTGATTTAAGAAGTATGATAAATTATTTACAACAATATAAATATCAAAAATCAAAAAAGCATATAAATTTAATTGATAATAATCATATTCATATTTTATTAAATATAAAAGAGATAGATGAATTTATAGAAAAATGTAAAGAATATACGATTTGTTTTAATATATCATATTATGAACTATTAATAAAATTAGTTGAACATAAAATAAAAGAGGGGTCTTGTCACTATGAACGTTTTAAAGAATTTATTCATAATCGCCATATTCATCCATTATTAGTATTAAAACACTTCTTTTATTTAACAAATAAAAATTGAAAT